GTAATTACACCAGCGGTGAATAACGCTTGGTAATCCAATCCGATTGGTGGCTTGTTGATGGTCTCCAATCTCACAGATGCAATAGGTTCAAGCAAGTAACTGAACACATCGTCAATCTTTTGTTGGCGTGGTTCAATGTAGGCGTGGTGAAACATCTCATATGCTTCAATCAATTCCGTTCTACCGCCTAACTGCCCCTCTACACGCACCCCAAACAACATTGGAGAGTTCACCTTGTGTGCAACAAATATCTCTTGTTGTACGGTCTTATTTAATAAGTCAAATTGCTTGTCAAAGTCCGATGGTTGCAAATTGCTAATCACCGATGCTGTTTCTTGTGGATCGTTGTATTGGATGATAAGTCCACCCGCATTGTCCGTGCCTTGATAATTCTCTTTGAATCGTCTTGCAGTTGCACGAGCTTCTTCAGGTGTTGGGATGCCCTTGAACAACTGGATGTGAGTTTGTGCCGTAAATCCGTTCTTGATGCTATTCAAGTAGTAATTGGAAATCTCGGTGTCAACCTCAATATATTTCAACGCCCCTACATAATCAGGAAGCGGATATGTGCCTTCACCTGGACGATAGAATTGACAATAGTACAATTGCTTTGATTCTCTCGTGATTGGGTTGTAGGGTTGATAAGAGATGCGTGGTGCTTTGGCATCAGTCCAATCCTCGCAGTACAAATAATGACCATCAAGTGACTTGCGTACATCCTTGAATGGGATGTGATAGTATTCGCTTGGTGCGGTCTTGGCTTTGTTCCAAATAACCTCTACACAAAACCCATTGAACAACTCGGCATCGTATGCAATCTTTGCTTTGAGTTCCTCATAGGTCTCATAGGCGTTGATGTTCTTTAATTTGGCTTGGGCTTTGGCGATGTCGGTGGTGTTTTGTCCGAAAACATCAGTACCAACACCAGCAATATAAGAAGCTTTTGCAGAAACGATGGCATTGTGCTTGGGTGATTTGTTAAATAATTCAACGAGAAAATCGGGATAGAGATTGTCTGCTCCGAAAGTCACGAACCCTTTTGCCTTGTTCTCCTTGAACACAGGCAGTTTGTTGTCGTGAAAATTGATCCTTTGGAATATCATCACCTACAAATAGCAATCAATCCTTTTTGTTTGAGAACTTGTCAATAGATGTGAATCCAAGACAAGCAATCACGATGAACTCAACTGCGGTCACCAGTTCAGGAGAAGGTACAATATCAGCTGGGGACAAACTATTATGAGCCATTGTGCCAAACAAAACAAAAGCACCGATGATGCCAACAAATCGTTTTGATGACATCTCTCCTTTGTCACCTGTGAAGATTTCTAAAATGCGTTTCATATGTCGGAAGATAGCAAAAGTGTGTATGTGAAAGAGTTTCCGTGCAAGGTCGCTGCCTTTTTGACAATAGCCATAAAAGAATCAAAGTCCGCTGACTTCTTAAACACCTGACATCCCTCGCTCCAGTTCTCAACATAGGTTGAATCTGCACCGGCTTTGTGAATGTTGATTCCGTAGATTCCTTCAGTAATGACCTTCTCATCAAATGTCATATCCTTATTGCTATCTCGGTATACCTTGAGTGGTTTCACTTGTCTCAACGCCTCATATTTGCCTTGATGCAGACCGATAGCGTGGCTTCCTTTGTACTGACCGGGAACTAAACGAGCAACACCTTGAGCGTTGTGAAATTCTTTCACTCCCTTTGTGCCAGGATCGGTTGTCGCTGCCCATTGTTTGAACACCCATTCCCCGTTCACTTTGTAGGAAACGGTTAAAAGGTCATCAAATACATTGGTGACTTTGTTGCCGATGGTGCGGATGCCGATGATGTTCAGGTTGTAGTCACCATTCTCAAAGAATTTGTAACCTTTTGCCTTCATTGCTACTTTGATTTTTTCTATCATTTCCCTTGTCCTTTATATGGTTTGGAACTCTTGTGCTTGTTCTTGTGTTTGGTGTGTCTGCCCAATTTGTTTTTGGGTTTGGAACGAAATGTTGATGTGTTTACTTTGGCTGCCATAGGTAAACTCTAAAGTATTCAAAATCCTCTTTCCCTCCTTCGCTCACATAGTTCAAATATGCATCGTAAATCACTCCCTTGAATTGAATCGGTTGTGTGGTTGTATCAAGTCCAGCACCCACCATCTTGACTGCAAAAACCTCAATCTTCTCCTCCATCTTTTCTACCTTCTTCTCGGCTTTGACAACTGCCTGTTTTAATTCTGCTTTCTCCGCCACCTTCTCCTCCACCATCTTGTCACTCATCTTGTGTGCCTGTGCAGTTGCAACCGATGCCTCTTGTAGATGGCTGCTAATTTTCTCAAGCATCAACTCTACCTCGTCAACTGGAACGGCTTTGGTCTTGGGTTGTGGAACGGCAACGATGGCAATACACAAACAAGCTGCAAAAATCAAAGTAAAGTGTTTCATAATTTACGCATTGTGTTCATTATACGAATCTCGGTGATGGCAGCAGCCAATGCACTATCGGATTTTTTGAGAGCATATGACAAGCGGTCAATCTTCAAATCCAACGCATCTATTTTTTGGTTACTTTTTTCAATCTGTTCCTTGTAGCCCGAGCGAAGGTCAACATAAAGATAAGACACAGCCAACAGCATACAAAAAGCCACGGCAGCAATCGGGTTTTTACGAAATTGGTCAAAGCTAACAGGTAGCGCATTGGGTTTTACTTTTGGTGTAGTCATTATATTACGGGTTCGGGAATTACACAATAGGGTGAGTCAGGAAATTTCTTGCAATATGCTTGTAAATACAAATTGTCATCCCCGCTGAATGTGTGTATTCCCATCGGGTTCGGATAAACCTCAAACGGGGTAAACTCTGCGGGTGGTTCGGTGTAAAATAAAATGTCAACCGCCCACTTTTCGCTTAAAACTGCGGGGGTTTTCAATTCCATCCCGTCATAAACTGCGGGGGTAATTGGTAAAAATCCCAACTCTACAACTGCGCAATCAACCCAATGGGTGACTTCTTCACCCGTTGGAGTTAGTGTGGTTTGTTCTATAAGTTTGCGAAGGGTTGCCCATTCGGTGGGGGTAAACTCGAATTTAGAAAATTTCATTGTGTTAAATTGTGGTTAGTGATGCAAGTTCGGCATTGGTTAATTTGGTAGGAAATAAAATAAAGTTATTCGTCTCAATGCTTCCCGTATTACTTACGGTTAAACTTAATCTATCACAAGTGGGGATTGTACTCGTTAAATCAGTTCCAATTGAAACGCCATTAATATATAAAATTAACGAGTTCAAAATATATCCAAAAGCAATTTTTTTCCTCCCCGAAGTCAATACTGAACTTGTAATTGAACCAACAAATGAGCCATCATAAACACCTGTGTATATTTTGTTATCTATATATTTTTGAAGGTAAATAAAATTTGTGCCATCACTGATATTAATTGTTTGTTCAGTTCCATCAGCCACAAAGTTTATATCCCAAAAAATAGTTCCGCTTGTCTGCCCAATCAACGAACTAATGCCCGTCTTACTGCATTCATCCGCAACCCTTGTGGCACTTGATGATGTGGAAACAATATACGAAGTAACATAACTTGATGCTTCAACTTGTGCGCCCCAAATGTAAAATCCATCAGTTCCATTTTGTGCAGAACTTGCCGTGCTATTTGCCAAAGGGCTAAATCGAAGCCATCCAATTGAATCTGATGCCGTTCTTGTTATTGTAATTCTGTACCATCCATTACCAACGCTTGTAATTGTTGATGTATGTGAAGGACCTAATTCACTAACAACTACACCATTGTCAAGGTCATAAATAGTTATGGGGTCATCGGCAGTCCAAGCAGTCATTTGACAATAACGATAACCCGCTTTTTTTACATATAAACTCCAAGTGTAAACGCTACCGCTTGTAATGCTAAATGCGGATGCGGTACGCATGTCCATAGTTACAACCCCATTATTACCAACACATTTGTCAGCGTTCTGCGTTCCATCGGGTGAAATTGCTTGATTTGCAGTTACTGTACCATCGGTTTTTGTCCAAGCCGCATTATCAAACTGCTCGGAATATAAACACAAATTCGTACTCTGCTTCTCCAACAACAAACTCGGACATCCGCCCCCGCCATTTTGGTATGTTAGGCGTGGAACATTTAAGCGGTCGGTTGTGGGAAAATAGGGTTTGGCGGTTGAGCCGATGTTTAATTGTGCGCCCCAAACAAATGTCCCGCTTGTGCCATCACCCGTGTATTGTGTTACCGTGCCGTCATTCAATTGTAAATTTCCGTAAATATATCCCGTGTTTGTGTTTACGCGGTAAATCGAACACCTATACCATCCGTTGCCAACGCTTTCAATTTCAACTCCACCCAAGCCCGAAATTGATGCAGTTCCATTGATTAAATCAAATGTCCCTACGCTTATATCTGGTGTTTGTAACGCCAATGAAATCTTAGTCCTTTCACTTGCTTTTGCATAACAACTAAAAGTATAATCTTGACCTACTACACTACCACTTGCAAAAATTTCTTGATAAACCTG